TACAGTATGGATAGGGTATCACTAAAAGAAGAAGAAGAAGAAGAAGAAAAAGAAAAAGAACAGACAAAGAAGAAAGTTCAATCTTCAAAGAAGATTGTTTTGGATTTGATTGATTTTTGGAATAATAAGAACGGCTGTTCCTTGAAGTTTACAACTAAAAAAAGTAATCAAGTAAAAGCAAGACTCAACACCTTTTCGGTTGATGAGCTAAAAAAGGCTATCTTAAACAGATCAAATGATGAATGGATCAACAATGAAGGGATCAAATTCAAATCCGACTGGGAAAGCTTTTGGAGGAATGATGAGAAGGTTGAAAGGTATCTTCATATTCAAGTTGAGAAGTCATCAGAAAAAAACAATTATCAATATGCACCAAAGATGTCTGACACAGACTTTGATGCCCTGAGACAACTCCAAGAAAAATACAATGCAACTCAAAGTTCAGAAAGCAGATGACAACATCAATGTCTTTATTTGGGAGAAACTAAGATCACACGACACTGCACACACACTTCACATCAGTGACATTCACTTTGACAGTCTGAAATGTGACAGAGAGCTTCTCAAAAAACATCTTGATGAAATTAAAAGATGTGATGGAGTAGTTTTCATATATGGTGACTGGTTTGATGTGATGGGATGCTATAATGATCCAAGATCAAAATCACATGACATTGATCCAAGATACATCAAAAAGGGAAGAGAATACTTGAATCTAGTTGTTGAAGATTCAATTGAGTTTCTCAAACCTTATGCAAAAAACATTGCATTCATATCTGAGGGAAATCATGAGACAGAGATCAAAAGAAGAAGAGATGTTGACATCCTATCATGGATGATACATGCACTCAATGACAATGGTGGAAGCATCATCAAAGGTCACTATTCAGGATGGAATGAGTTTGTTTTTAGAACAAGTGCCGATCTAAAGAAACACAAAAATGGAAAGTCAAAATCAATACTATCACACTACCATCATGGATATGGTGGGAATGCTAAAAGATCCAAAGGAATGCTTGATGCACAGATTGCATCTTTCACATATCCTGACTGTGATATAATATTCAGAGGGCACACTCATCAGAAGTTTCATGATCCAAGCAACATCAAGTTCATGTACAGCAAACAAACCAAAAAAGTAAGGAAGAAAAACACTCATTACATCATGACTGGTTCATACAAAGACGGAACTGGACATGGCAAATCAGGATGGGAAGTACAAAAAGGATTTCTCCCAACAAGACTTGGTGGATGGTTCATTGATTTCACATTCACCAATCAGAAAACATGCAAAGTTGAAATGACAATCAGAGAAGCAACATGAACAATTTTTTTTTATATATTTAAAGATCAACAGACAAACAACAGACGGAAGATGAAACATACACTTGAACACTTACTTGGAATATGTGGAGAGCTACATCCGAACATTTTTATGATTGGAGCTGTTTCACTAGCAATCATTTACATCAGCAACAGAATCAAAGAATCAAAGCAAATATGACATGGCATTTCCACACGATGGCAAGAAGTTCAAAAAAGGAGAGTCAGGGAATCCAAATGGAAGACCAGTGGGAAGCAAGAACAGATCCACAGTCATTAAGAGATGGTTGGATGCAATAGACAAAGGAGATAATCCAATCACTGGTGAAACAGAGATCATGAGCATGGAAGACAAGATGACCATTGCTCTTCTAGCAAAAGCACTCAAAGGAGACACACAAGCATACAAAGCTTTGATGGACTCAGCATACGGACAGCCAAAGCAAGAGGTTCAACAAGAAACAACTCAAGAAGTGTATGCAACCATCAACTGGTTTGACACAGAAGATCACGATCAATAGAAAGTACAAGCCACTTGGCACTTTCAAATCAAGATACTTGTACCTATATGGTGGCAGGGGATCAGGTAAGTCATTCGCAGTTTCACTATACCTTGCACAGCTCACCTATCAGAGAGGGCACAAGATACTCTTCACAAGGTACACTCTTGCAACTGCAAACAAATCAATCATTCCTGAGTTTCAAGAAAAATTGAAAATTGGTGGAATTGAGTCTCACTTTCACATCACAAAGACTTCCATCATCAACAAAAGGACTGGATCTGAGATCATCTTTGCAGGTATCAAAACATCATCAGGCAATCAGACAGCATCACTCAAGTCTCTTCAGGGAATCACCACATGGGTATATGAAGAATTTGAAGAGCATCCCGATGAGCAGAGCTTTGACTCCATTGATCTAAGTATCAGAAGCAAAGATAAGCAGAATAGAATCATCCTTGTCTCAAATGCACTGCACAAAGAATCATGGCAGTACAAGAGGTTCTTTGAGAATGAAGATGACATTGAGTTCATATACACTAGCTACAAAGACAACATCAGGAACCTGAATGAGAACTTCTTGCAGAAAGCTGAGAGAGAGAAGGAGACCAATCTTGCAAAGTACAACAAGAACTTTCTTGGACTCCATTATGAAGATGATGAGAACTCACTATGGAAGTGGGATCACATTGTCAAGAGGAATATTGATGCAAGCAAGCTTGACAGAATAGTTGTTGCAGTGGATCCTGCCGTCACATCAGGCAAGAACTCAGATGAGACTGGAATCATTGTATGTGGGAAGGTTGGCAATGAAGGATATGTCCTTGAAGATAGGTCAGGAATATACACTCCAAATGAATGGAGTCAACTGATCATCACCTTGTACAATAAATGGAAAGCAGACAGAGTGATTGGTGAAGTCAATCAAGGTGGAGACATGATTGAAGCTATTTTAAGAACTACAAACAAAACTGTATCTTACAAAGGAGTCAGAGCTTCAAGAGGCAAGACAACACGAGCTGAACCAATTCTGAGCTTGTATGAGCAAGGAATGATCTTTCATGCAGGAAACTTCCCTGACTTGGAGCTTCAGATGACAACTTGGAATCCAAACAAAGGAAGATCACCTGACAGAATAGATGCTCTTGTTTGGGGATTTACAGAACTTTTACTTCAAAAAACATCAGGATGGGTAATCTAGCAGATAGAATCAGATCAAACTCAATAGGTCTTGCAAGAGCAATGAGACCAAACTACACCAAAGCACACAACATTCAATCTGCTCTTCTTCAGTTTGTTGGAACAGATCAGCCAATTGCATACGATGACAATACAAAAGAATATGTTGAGAAGGGATATGTGTACAATCCTGATGTGTACTCAGTTGTCAACACCATCACAAATGCTTGCAAAGGAGTCAAATTCACTGTCTATGAGGTGACAGACACTCACAAGCATCAAAAGTACATGAGACTCCCAAGTGAAGCAAAGCAGTTCCAACTTGACAAGGTGGTCAGATACAAGCACCAGTCACTTGTTGAGGTTCCTTCTGATGACTTTCTTGCAAAGATAATTCAAAGACCAAATCACCTACAAGGATGGGGAGAGTTCATTGAGAGCACCATTGGTTTTAAGCTGATCACTGGCAACACATACATTCATGGAGCAAAGCTTGAGAACGGTGCAAATGCAGGATTAGTCAAAGAGATGTACGTTCTTCCTTCTCAGTATATGAGAATCAAAGCATCTCACAATGATGACAATCACATTCTTGGATATGTTCTTGAGCTCACCAGTGGAATGACATCAACTCAAAGCGTGAAGTTTTCTGAAGATGAAGTCATGCACTTGAAGTATTTCAATCCTGACTATGATGGAGATGGGTCTCACTTGTACGGACTATCACCATTGAGAGCAGGAGCAAGAGTTGTGAGACAATCCAATGACTCCTATACAGCGCAGATGGCACAGCTTCAGAATTCAGGTGCAATGGGGATCTTGGCAGTGGAACCTGATTCAATGACAGAGGAGCAAGCAAGACAGCTTGAGAGAGACTACTATCGTAAGTACACTGGAGCATTCAACAGAGGAAAGATTGTTGTTGCAGGAGCAAACATGGACTGGAAGCAGATTGGTCTTTCACCAGTGGATCTGAACATCATTGAATCACAGAAGATGAGCTTGAGAGACATCTGCAACATCTATGGAATCAACTCAGCTCTTCTCAATGATCCTGACAACAAAGTGTATAACAATGTCCAAGAAGCAAGGAAAGCACTCTATATGGAGAAAGTGCTACCTGAGCTTGACACCTTCAGAGATGAACTCAACAGATGGTTGACTGCAAACTACAATGAAGTCACTGGAAAGAACTACTTCATTGACTATGATCTTGAGAGCATCCCTGCTATACAGAAAGACATGAGTGAGATGATCAATCAGATCAAAGACTCATGGTGGATCACAGCTAATGAGAAAAGAATTGCAATGGGATATGATGATGATCCAGTCATGAATCAGTACTTCATCCCTGCAAACTTCATTCCTTTTGGTGCTCCCACAGAGAGTGCAATGAAAGCTCTCACCAATTACAAAGTTGAAGAGTCTTTTGATAACTATCCAAAGAGTGCAACTGAGACAGCAAAGTCAGCACTTGAGTTCACAGAGAAGAATCCAAACAACTGTGCAACTGCTGTTGGTAAAAGAAGAGCAAGAGACTTGGCACAAAGGAATCCATTGAGCTATGACACAGTCAAAAGAGTCAAGTCATATCTGAGCAGAGCAAAGACCTATGACACTGGATCTTTCACAGATGAAGATGGAAAACCAGTGTGTGGTTCCATCTCATACGCATACTGGGGGGGAGATAGCATGCTCAGTTGGGCTGAGAGAATCGTGGAACAACAAGAACAAGATGCCTGAAGTAAGAGCAGGAGAAACAGAAGATCAATATTTAAAGCGTTGCATCCCTGAAGTCATTGATGAAGGAGCATCACCTGATCAAGCTGTGGCAATATGTATTGCCAAGTACAATCAAGAAAGAGACACTTATGAAGGGCAGTTCAAGCAAGAGCATATCCTATATCACAAGTCATTCCACAACATCAGAGAGAGCTTTGTCAAGAAGTACACAAGAAGGACAATCAGAGCATTGAAAGATGTTCTCACTCCAATCTTTGATGCAAACACTGTTGATGAGATGAGAGGTGTGAACTTGAATCAAAAACCATTGGATGATCTGTTCTTGGATTTGTACACTGATGTTGGATCTACCTTTGCAAAGTTGAGCTATAACAATCTCAAACAACACATGGCACTGGAGACAAAGCAAGCTCCTGACTTTGTTGAAAGGATGGCAACCTTTGCAAGCACTGGTCATGATAGGACAAGAGTCATTGCCATCAATCAAGGCAAGGAGATACAAAGACTGATTGGAAAAGCATTGGAAGAGGAACTGGGTATTGTCCAAGCAGGAGAGAGAGTCAAAGAACTGGTCACACAAAACATCAACACTTACCAAGCAGAGAGGATTGCAAGGACAGAGATCTTGAGTGCATCAAACTTTGGATCAGTGGAAGGAGCAAAGTCAACTGGGCTTCCATTGATGAAGCAGTGGATCTCAGTTCTAGGAGACAGCACAAGGAATGGACACAGCACTGCTCATGGCACTGTGGTTGATCTGTATGATGAGAACGGTGGTGATGGAGTGTTTGAGGTTGGTGGAGAGTTCCTGAGATTTGCAGGCGATCCGAATGGCAGACCTGACAACATCATCAATTGCAGATGCACACAAGTCTTTTTGACTAAAGAAGAAGCTCTTGGAGAGCAAGCTGATCAAGAAGAGGAAGAGCAAGAAGCAACAGCTCAACAGCAGGCATTGATGCAATCATCTGAGGTCAAAGACAGAGACAGCTTTGTTGAGTACATGGATCAGAGAGTATTCAATGCAAGAGGAATGCCAAAAAACATTGAAGATGATGGTTTTGTTGAGATGGCAAAACAACACAAGTATCTGATGGATACATTTGGAGAGGATCC